ATCCAGCTGCACAGGTGGGAAGTTCACGAATTTTCTTGGGGTACAGCAGTCCGGGAGCAAAGGACCGGCAAATGGACAAACATTTTTCTCAAACCTGACGGGCAAGAGATTGATGTAAGTTTATTAAACATTGAGCTACATGAGAATGGAATTGAGTTTTTGGATTACTAACGCCTTCGGGCGCTTTTATTTTGCCCTTCTTTAGTATTGTCAGGGCATAAAGAGACAAGAACCCGAAACAGGCACAGACCTGTATAAAAATGTATGGAGGTATCAAAAATGGATTGGTTAAAAGAACTACTAAAAAAAGCCGGAATACCGGAAGACAAGGTTGATGGTGTTATCGCCGACATCAACAAGGAACTGCCAAAGCACTTCATACCGAAGGACAAATACAACGAAGTGGCAGAGGCGAAGAAGAAGCTGGAGGCAGATATTGCCGAAAGAGACAAACAGCTTGAGGACTTGAAGAAGGCCGCAGGCTCAAACGAGGAGTTGAAAAAGCAGATCGAAGCCCTGCAGGCCGAGAATAAGAAGGCGGCCGAGGAATGGCAGGCTAAGGTTGCTCAAATGCAGCTTGACTTTGCCATCGAGCGCGCGCTTACAAACGCAAAGGCTAAGAACCCGAAGGCCGTCAAAGCCCTGCTCGACCTCGAGAAAGTGAAGCTGGACGGTGATAAATTGCTTGGGCTGGATGACCAGTTAAAGGCAATACAGCAGTCCGATCCTTACCTTTTCGGAGAATCCGGCAAAGTAGGGGGAGGCACAAACCCGCCAGGTGTCGGAGACCCCGAAGTAAATCCGTGGAAGCCGGAGACGTTTAATCTTACTCTGCAGGGCAAGATCCTGCGCGAGGACCCGGCTAAAGCGGCACGAATGAAAGCAGAGGCGGGAGTAAAATAACTTTATGAGGTGATGAAAGATGGCTAAAACTAAAATTGCAGATGTAATTGTTCCCGAAGTTTTTAACCCGTACGTAATTGAGCGCACGGCTGAACTGTCCGCTTTTTACCAGAGCGGAATAATAGCCAGGAACCCTGAACTGGACAGATTGGCAAGCTCCGGCGGAAGGCTCATCAATATGCCTTTCTGGGAAGACCTTGAAGGTGATGATGAGGTACTCTCTGATACTGATCCCCTGACTGTTGGTAAGATCACCGCAGGCCAGGACGTTGCTGCGCTCTTGATGCGTGGCCGTGCATGGAGCGTAAACGACTTGGCAAAAGCATTGTCCGGCGATGACCCGATGGCCGCTATCGGTGACTTGGTGGCGGAATACTGGGCAAGGCGTTTTCAGGCCATCCTGATTAAAACTCTGGACGGCGTATTCGGTGATACAGCAACTCAGATGGACACAAACAAACACGATATTTCCTCAGAAGTTGGAGATGCAGCTGTAATTGATGCTAAGACTGCCGTCGATGCAATCTACAAACTGGGCGACAATGCAGATAAGTTGACCGGCTTTGCAATGCACTCCGCTACGGTAGCAAAGCTGACGAAGGATGACCTGATTGAAACTATTCCTCCGTCCGAAGGGAAGCCCGCAGTCAAGACCTTCCTTGGCAAGCCTGTTGTGGTTGATGACAGCCTGCCTAATGATAACGGCGTATACACAACTTATATATTCGGCGCCGGTGCCTTTGGATGGGGCGAAGGCGGGGCTCCTGTCCCGACTGAGACCGCGCGTGATGCGCTGGCTGGTGACGACATACTCGTTCACAGGAGACATTTCATTCTCCATCCGAGGGGAGTAGCCTTCCAGAACGCATCCGTTGCAGGCGCAACCCCGAGCAACGACGAGCTGGCTAACTACCTGAACTGGAAGCGTGTGTATGAGCCTAAGAACGTGAGGATCGTGCAGTTTAAGCACAAACTGGCATAATCCAGGCAAAGCATCAAGGGGAGCGCCAATATAGGCTCTCCCCGCTTATTTTGCGAGGTGATGATATGGGTATTGATATAACTGGCTTCCAGCGCATGCGCAGGCAGCAGGCAGAAAAAGCCAAGAAGGAGGCGGAGGAAAAATGTCAGGGTCCTACTGCACAGTCGAATACGCAAACGAATACTTCAAAAACCGTCTCCATGCCGAAAGCTGGAGCGGTGCAGACAGCGAAACAAAAGAAAAAGCCCTCCGGCAAGCAACAAGAGCAATAGACCGGCAACCGTTGAGAGGGCGAAAGACGAATCCGGAGCAGGAGCTGGCCTTTCCCAGGCACCAGGATACCGAAGTCCCGGAAGCTGTGAAGGAAGCCTGTTGTGAGGAAGCGCTTGCGCTCCTGGAAAGCGGCAACAGCCAGCGCAGGAAACTACAGCAGGAGGGCGTGCAGTCTTTTTCGCTGGGGAATATGAGCGAGACTTTTGCTGCAGGTGCTGGCAAGGGCTTATTGAGCCAGGAAGCAAAGGAACTGCTTCGGCCGTGGCTGATAGGTGCGGTGATGATAACGTGAGAAAAAGAAAAATCAAAATAAGATGGACGTGTTCTGACTATTGTCATCATGCGCACAGGTTCAAAATGACAGCCTGGTTGTGTGGTAAACTGCAGCAAGCGGTTAGGTGGTGGCGCAGATGATACAAGTTTATCTTAACCAAACCGCCACATGGCATTACTCCACCGGGCAAATGAACGAATACGGTGAACCGGAATTCGGGAGCAAGACAATCAAAGTCCGCTGGGAAGGCAAGCGGAGGCTGGTCCGGGATAATGAGGGCCGGGAGGTAGTATCAGAGGCTCGGGTATTTTGCACCGAAGCCGTGAAACCTGGAGACGAGCTCGAATTTGACGGGCGCAGTTGGCCGGTGATTGCTGTATCTACGGTTCCGGGTCTGGACGGCATTGACAGCCATAGGGAATGTGCTGTATAATGGCTAATGGGTGATAGCCATGAAGCACAAATGGAGTAACAAAGACATTGAATTGCTTGTAAGCAAATACGCCACTACGTCATCTGAAGAATTGGCAAAAAAAATAGGCGTAAGCGTTACTGCCATTTATCACAAAGCAAAAAGATTGGGTTTGCACAAAGAAAAACGGATAATCACAGAATCGGGATTGGAGAGATTGCGTAACGGCGCTCTCAAAAACAGAAAATACTTTTACAATGAGCGCTTTTTTAAGGAACCGCTAAACGAAGTTTCGGCCTATTGGCTTGGGTTTATTCAAGCTGACGGCCATATTCGCAAAAGTAGCAATGGGGCATTCCTTGAAATAGATTTAAGCAAAGAAGATGTTTCGTTGCTCTATAAGTTTGCTGAAGATATTGGTTCTGATGGCTCTATTGTAAAAGTAAGCAACAAAAGAAATTCAGCAGGCATTTGCATTTCTCGAAGAGCGATGGTTGATGATTTGATTAGGCTTGGAATAAGACACAACAAGACTTTCGCAGAAGATTTTCCAAGGCCAAAGAATTACGTGAACCACTATATTAGAGGCGTTTTTGATGGAGATGGCACTATATGGTTCCATAAATCCGGGAATCCATACATGAGCATTTGTGGCACTAAAAAATTTTGCGAGTGGTGTCTAAATGAAATCAGAAAAGGGGCAGGTATAACGGGAGGATATGTTGCAAGACATCGTAGTATAGCAAGGCTTTTTATCGGAGGCAGGTATCAAATCCATAAAGTCTTCAAGTGGCTCTACAAAAACGCAACACGCTATCTCGAGAGAAAAATGCAAGTGTTTGAGGAAAATGAAAGTAAAATAAAGTGCGAACCCATAACAGAAACCAATGTCAAAACAATGCTCCAATTAAAGGAAACAAAAACCTATAAAGAAATCGGTAAAATCTATGGCTTGTCTGCGAATGCCGTATTTAAGCGCATTAAGCGTTATCGACAAAAGGGAGGGCGGTCTGATGGCAAATAATAAATGGCGCATTAAAGAGGCCGTCAAGATTGCAGAGGATGCGGCACTGAAGGCGCTTAGAACCGGAGCAGAGGCTATACTCACAGAGGCTATTAATGAAGCACCCATAGAGACTGGTACACTTCGCCGCAGTGGTACCGTAACCGTCGGGGCGCTGCCGGACGGGGCGCAGGTGTATGAAGCTGCTGAATCCGGGAGCGACATGAAGGATGCATTTCCCGGTCCGGAAGGTAAGGAGAAGGCTGTCTATATCAGCTTCAACACGCCCTACGCCCGGCGGCAGCATGAGGAACTCGGGTACAACCACCCAAACGGTGGCAAGGCGAAGTATCTTGAGGACCCGTTCAACCGGAACAAGAACAAGGTGCTGAAATACGCGACAAAGCAGGTCAAAAAAGCCCTTGAGAAGGCAAAGTGAGGTGATGCCGATGTGATGTTAAAAGAAATAGGCACATACCTTCAGTCTCAGGGGATAGGAACCCTTGGGGCTGATTTATTTTTAGGGCTTATGCCGGACCAGCCGTATAACTGCATAGCTCTTTTTGAGTATGCTGGTAGTCCGCCTGATTTGCACTGGCCTGGTGAGTACCCAGGTTTGCAGGTGCGGGTCCGGGATAAAAGTTACCAGGCTGGCAAGGCGAAGATTGAGCAAATAGTGCGGGTGTTGCATGGGCTTCATGAGACAGTCCTTGGCGGCACTCGTTATTTATTGGTCAAAGCACGGGGCAGCCCTGAGGTATTGAAACGTGATAACAACAACAGAATTGAGGTATTTGTGAATTTTGAAATCATAAAGGAGCGTGATTGAAATGGCAATAGCAGGATATGGCGGCGGTGTATACATTGGAGACGCGCCGAAGAAGGTTGCAGAAATCGCAAACTGGAGTCTTGACATGAGCGCAGATGATATTGACATCACCAGCTTTGACTCCGAGGGCTGGAGAGAAAGAATACAGGGCATAAAAGAATGGTCCGGATCTTTTGAGGGCAATTTCAAGCCGGATGACACAGACGGGCAAGCATCCCTAATAAATGCGTGGCTTACCGGGCAGAAAGTAAAGCTGGAGTTGCAGGTAAACGCGTCTGTGAAGTTTTCGGGAGACGCGTTGATAACTCCCAGTATCGAGACACCGGTTGACGACAAAGCAAGTTTCAGCTGCGACTTCTCCGGAACCGGTCCGCTGACACCGACACTTGGTGGCGGTAGTTAATGGCTATCAGGGGCATGATAGGGGCGGTGTATGAAAGTGATGCCGCCCCTATTTCTGAAAATGTTGCATTGTTGTTTGACTGGGTTCTGGAAGTTCAACATAGAAAAGAATACACCTATGGACCAGAAATACATGGTGTACTCACCGGCTGGCATGTGAAAGCAGAAAGCTACTGGGCATCAAAAAATATACCACAAGGGCGGTATTTTGTCCGGCTATTTATCGGCAAAGGAGATGACGCGAGAACTCTGGCCGGGAATGTAGAACTTCCGGCATTGAAAATGGCAGAAGAAATAACAGAAATGAAAATAACTTTTGAAGGCATAGGCCAATTAATACAGGAGGGATAACATGCCGAGAAATAAAATTGTTCCGATTGGGGAGAAAAAAATAAACGTTCAGGAAAGGCGCGTTGGCGAACTGGAAGAGTTGACAAAGCAGCTTTTCCCGTCAACGAAGGGAAAACTGAAGAATCTTGACAAGGCATTGAACGATTTGGAATTGGACTGGGATCTTCTATACGATAAAATTCCTGTTGTTTTCCCGGAAGTCACAAAAGAGGACGTTGTCAATGCATATCCTTCAGAGCTTGAAAATCTAATCGGAGCGTTTATTGATGTAAATTTTTTCGCACTCAAGCAGATGATCCCGAAGTTGATCCTTTTGGCTCAGACTGGCTCAGCCCGGAAATAATCGTTCTGCTTGGACGAGAATTCGGATGGAATGTTGACGAAATACGACAGCTTCGACCGAGTGAACTGCAAGCGATTTTGAAAGAGCTACAAAGGCAGAAACTGCTCGAAGAATACCATGAGCAAAGGAACAGATGGGCTTTTCTGGCTGCCGTGATATCTAACGGATTCGCCGGAATAGTCCGGATGTTCAGTAAGCGCAAGGGTAAGCAAAAGGAAATCACACCCGATGACTTCATCAGTAAGGAACTAAAGAAGTTGGCTGGAATAGATACTATCGATAAAAAGCCAGGGAAGGAACCCGGCTTTGAGAAACACATAAAGGATGCGAAGGCAAAAGGACTAAAAGGACCGTGGTAAACGGTCCTTTTTACTGCTTATAAAGGCAGGTGATAAGACATGACAGTCGGACAAGTATTAGCAAAACTTGGTGTTGATTCGAAGGAATACGAAAAGGGATTGAAAAAAGCAGAGAGTCAGGCAGATAAGGCTGGGTCTAAGATAGGCAATATATTTAAAAATGCTTTTTCTGTTACTTTAGGTATGGGCATGTTCGAAGCCCTAAAAAAAGGATTCAAGTCTGTTATTGGCGCATCGGTTGATTTTAACTCCATGCTTCAGACAGCACAGATCGGTTTTTCTACAATGCTGGGTAGTGCAGAAAAGGCTCAGGCTTTTTTGAATGACATGGCAGACTTTGCCGCGAAAACTCCATTCGGCTATGAAGAACTCCTGGATGCATCTAAAAAGATGCTTGCCTATGGCTTTTCAGCCGAAAACGTGCTGCCTACACTACGGGCTGTTGGTGATGCAACGGCAGCTTTGGGTATGGGTAGTGAAGGAATCGATAGGGTCACGCTCGCTCTTGGCCAGATCCTTGCAAAGGGTAAACTGTCCGGCGAAGAAATGAGACAGCTCACCGAGGCTGGAATCCCGGCATGGCATATGCTTGCTGAAGCGATGGGAACAACCGTTCCCGAACTCCAGAAGATGGTATCGAAAGGTCTTGTTCCCGGGGCAAAGGCCGTCGAGATGCTGACCGCCGGCATGGAGAAGCGCTTCGGCGGAATGATGGCGTCAATGGAAAACACCTGGCAGGGCGTGACATCGTCAATCAAAGACATCTGGAGGATGACTGTCGGGGCATTGACGCAAAATTTGTTCGGCGGACTGAACGCCATGCTTATAAAAGTCCGCGACTTCATGGCAGCGTTCTATTCGTACCTGCAAGGCATCCTCGGCAAAAAGGCAAAACAATCGACCGACGCCCTTGTCGGCAGCACAAAGGCGCAGGCAGCAGCTATAACCGAGGTCGGGGACGCATCAGAGGAAGCAGCAAAAAAGGCAA